AGAGCAATACTAAGAAAGGCACAAGAGAAATGACCTGTTTAAGTTATTCAGAAATAGCTAGTGCATTGCTTGGAGGAATCATTGGTGCATTTCTTTGCGGATTCATTCAGGCTTGGTTTGAAGATAGAAAGGCACAAGAGAAATGAAAGCAAATGAATATCAAGTAGCGGGATCGCATTACGCTGACAATTCTATTCAGCCTTGGGATTACATCATTGCAAACGGATTGGGCTATCTAGAGGGAAATATTATTAAGTACACCACTAGATGGCGCAGAAAGGGCGGGATAGAAGACCTTAAAAAGGTTATTCATTACGCAGAGAAGTTGATCGAAGTAGAGGAAATACGCAAACTTAAACAGGAGCATGACAAATGATAGGCGAGGCTTTAGTAAAACCAACTCCGTTGGACAACGATGTAGCTGTTGTAAAAATACTACAGTTAATGGGGCAGTTGAGTATCCGTGATATTGAGTATGTTTTAAGGGTTACGGCTCAGGTATACCAAAAGGTTGCATGAACTATTTGAGCGTCTGTAGCGGGATTGAAGCCGCTACGGTAGGTTGGCATCACCTAGGGTGGAAGGCGGTCGCATACAGCGAAATAGACCCCTTCCCAAGCCAAGTTTTGGCACATCATTACCCTGACATTCCCAATCTTGGGGATATGACTAAATATAAGGAATGGAATCTTGAATCAGTTGGACTTTTGGTCGGAGGAACTCCCTGCCAATCATTTAGCGTGGCGGGACTTCGTAAAGGACTTGACGACCCAAGAGGTAACCTTGCTCTTACCTATGTTGGAATTCTTGATAAGTTTAAACCACGATGGTTCATCTGGGAAAACGTCAGCGGTGTCCTCAGTTCAAACAGAGGAAGGGATTTTGGTTCCTTTCTTGGGGCGGTGGCAGAATGCGGGTATGGGTGGGCGTACAGGGTGCTTGACGCTCAGTACTTCAGAGGAACCCCACAACGGAGAAGACGTGTCTTTGTTGTCGGATATCTTGGAAACTGGAGACCTCCCGCCTCGGTACTCTTTGTCCCCGCTTGCTTGTCAGGGGATACTTCGAAGGGCAGAAAGAAGGAAGAAGATACTCCCGCCTTTACTCCAAGCAGTTTTGGAAGCTACGGTGAGGGAGTGGGGACTGTCCGTGCCAGCGGAGGAGATCTCGGAGGAGGATCCGAAACTCTTGTAATACCAATTAACGATAAAGCCACCCGATACAAAGGCGGTGGTGTCACAAGAAATGCAGATGGTTCGGGTAATGGTTTGGGTATTGGAAAGGTAGGAGATCCTAGCCCAACATTAACACGAGGAGACAAACACGCAGTATTTAACGGTTTAAACGTCAGAAGGTTGACACCGATTGAATGCGAGCGTTTACAGGGCTTTCCTGATAACTACACCAACATACCTTGGAGAGGTAAAATGGAATCTCCCGATGGCATTAGGTATAAAGCTATTGGCAACTCAATGGCAGTACCAGTTATGCGCTGGATAGGCGAGAGAATCCATCAATATGAACAAACATGAAAAACAACTATATTCATCTTTATCCGACTTGGGATGTATATTGTGCTGGCACAACGGCTACGAGGGGTCGCCCGCAGAAATACACCATATTCGCAGAGGTGGTAAGCGAAGCCTTGCGCCTGTTATCCCACTCTGTCCCGAACACCACCGTGGAAATTCGGGCATTCACGGACTTGGACGCAAAGGATTTGAACGGAAGCACGGCATATCTGAGGAGACCCTTCTCCAAATGTGCAACGACATCTTTGAAACCACAGGCAAAACAGAGTTCAAACAACCCTATAAAGATAATCCGTAAGCCGAAGCAAATTTTACGCCCTGTTCCGCAATCCGATTGTATTGCTGGGTAAGCTTGTTAATCATATCTCTGCGTTGCTCAGGGGACATCTGCTGATTATCTTGAATCATTGCAATCTGTTTACGTATGGCGGTCATATTTGTGCCAATTCTACGTAATTGAGGTGCGGCTTGATTCTTCATCATGTTTTCTTTGTCAGATAAAAACTCTTTAAGTTCTTCGGGTTTGCCTTGTGCTTTTAACTGCGATACTGCTTGCGCTACTTCATTAGCGTTTTGCTCTAGGCTATAGAAGTCTGCTACTGCCCGATCAGAATTAGGATCTGTTAGGAAAGACTTGAAGAAAGGTTGTTTGGCAAGGTTAACATCTGGAGGAGTTTTACCTTCAGCAAAGTACAAACTCTTATCTGCTATTGCCACACCCAATGTTCCCAGTTCAGCAAAATAACCTTGGAAGAGATTATCAATCTTAGCTGGCGATAGACCTGCCTTGCCCAAGCCCATTTGACTTAAAGCTTTAGATAGTTCGCTGGCATTACGTCCACGCATTTCGACTGGTAGATGTTGGTCGCCCGCACTCTCAATGGTGTTGCCAGTAAAAAACGAGTGATTGGTTACGTTTTCCAATACAGGTTTAAACAACTGTGGAACATACACACCGCTGCCCGGTAAGTTTTGCATCAATCCATCACCGTATGCTTGCAACATCTGATGACCAGTTTGGTTACCAGCTAGGGTATTTACCAATCCCTCTGGGATAGTTTTGAATAGGAATCCAACCTCAAACGGTGTAGGCACTTTGATAAAGCCTTCGCCAGTAGGATTCTTAATTAACCAGTTGTTGTCTCTAACATAAGAAGGTAGCTTCTTGTAGTCATCGTCTTGGCTCATCATCATTGCGTAGACAGAGCACATAAAGAACATCATCGCTGCACGATTAATAAATAATCGTTTAGCCTCTTCCCGCTCTTCAGCGCCCAAGCCTTTGCCTGTGAAGGCACGATAGAGTGTATCCAAGCTATTAATAGAAGCGGAAAGGAACGGAACCATATGGCGCAATTGATTTAACAGCTTACCGTTACCGTGAATATTAAAGTTAATAGACTCACGGGCTTTCATCACAGCGTAATCAGTCGCTTGTTCTTCGTTTAAACCACGTGCCAGAGCTTTTGCTTTCTGGTCGTCAAAAATTGCTACCCGGGTCGCAGCGTCAGAAGCTTCGTGAATAGCGTGTAAACGGTGCATCATTTCGCCAAACTTAGATCTGTCTGCAAGTTCCATGCCAGCTTCTTTGAGATAGCTATGCAGATCAAGAGTGGTATCCATTTGACCGATCACACCACGAGCGGTAAGTATTCTAGCGCTCTCAGAATCTTTTCTAAGGATGTCAACAAATCGACCCATAGAATGGAGTGGAGTAACGATACCGCTATTGGTAACCATTGTTGCGTGGATTGGGTCTTTGATAAGCTGACGGATCCAGAACATTGGATTTAACAAAGCACCAGCACGGAGGAATCGGTTAGCGCCTGAGAATAACTTCATGATTGGAGTTAACTCATAGTGAAAAGATTCAAAAGCGGCTAGGTCATTCTTATTCTTAACGATAACGTGCACCACTCCATCCTTGTCTGCATATGGATTGGTGTAGTCTTTATAGCGTAAGTTAATATCTTTGTTCTTTGGATTGGCAACAAGCTGACCAGTTTTTGGATTAACAATCGTGGCAATATGTGCGTTATCAAAAAAGTTCAATTGCTCTGTTGAAATCTTGCGTACGTTATTCTGATAAGCTGCCGCAATCATCGAAGCAGTTTGCTTCTCTACGTTTTCCCAAATATTGGTGATTTTAGTAGAGCCTTTTAACTTGTGCAATTTAGCAACAGATTTAGTACCGCTAGATACAAAGCTTAATGTATCCGCTTTCATATCTTCTAGATCTGCATCTGACATTGCTAGAGATACATAGAATTTCTTCTTTCTAAATGCATCAGCCATATCCTTGGTTAACATACCAAGCTTTTCCCACAAGTCAATCAGGGCAGTATTGTTGGTCTTCCAAATAGCAAATACATCTTTAATTACAGGATGATTCTGTAATTGTTGATTAGCCCATTTAATATGGTCTTGGGTGACTTCTAGCTCTCTATTGCGATGCTTCTTAGGATTAGGTTGTTTTGCATTGTAGGCGGCATCTTCTTGCATGATCTCTTCACCACGCTTAATACGAGCCACCTCACCAATTAGCCACATACCAGACTCTGGTGTTCCATCGTATTTAAACGATTTGTCATCTAATTGTTTTGCAAGAATACGGGAATTAGCCAAAGCATTGTGAGCATCTAATTTAGTACCAATTGTGCCGTCCCTATGAAGCATAGGCAGACCGCCTTGAAGGATATTGTGAATCACATTGGTAACCTGAGCATATGCATTGCGCAATAGGTCTGCACGTAACTGACCTTTTTGGTCATAGGTATCCATACTAGCTAGGCGGTTAGCCAAACCTGAGTTAGGGTTTACCCATTCTGCACGTAGTTTCTCAAGATAGCTTTCATCATGGAAGTCATTCCACATACCTTTGATGGTATCTTGCATTTGCTTACCACCGCTAACTTGTGGAGTTACTGTGGTTAAAGCTTTAGGTGTGGCATTAATAGAGAATCTAATGTCCTTAGATCCTGTTGGCGCTTGATTACTAAACGATTTAATTTGACTAGAATTATAGACCGCAAGGTTTTTATTGCCACCCTCACTTACATAAAATCCATCAAACCCAGCACGTTTAAGTGCAGATTGAAATTTTGGGTTTTCAATTAGAGTCCAAGCTCCGTCTTGAATGCGCCTTTTTAGTCTGTTTGGGTCATAAGATACAGAAGGCAGTAGATTATCTAACTCGTTTTGATTAAGCGCTTTTAAAAGTGTATCTATGTTTTTTGAGTTTTGATAATCAAACGGATTGCTTGCTTTTACAAAAACAGGAAGAATGTTTTGCGCCCCAGATTTATCACGGTTTACATAATCTAATAAATCAGAGTAACCGCCATCCAAATAGAAATCTTTTGATAACTTCTCACCATTTTTAAGTTTTTTAATATCTTTAACTATTGAATCAGTATCTCTACCTTCTTCTTCTAGTAGCTTTCTTACTTCTTGTAGTTGTTTGATTTGCTCTTCTGGAGTTGCAGAGTTAAACGCATCTGCCTCCATGTAAGATTTGCTTAAATTAGAAAAGCTTTCAGCAAACTTTGGATTGTCTGTTAAGAATATAGCGCCAGCTTGTTTTGGTTTAAATTCTGTAATGTTTTGAGCAGTACCGTGGTAATAAACTTTAGGACTGCCATCTGCGTTAACAATCTTGCTGTTGCCAAACCATTGTTTAAACT